AAGCTGCGTGCTCAGACGAAGCCAGTTGGCGGGGTAGTTAATGTCCTGGTACTCCCACGGCGTATCCATCGGGAGTGTGCGACCGTCGGGGAGTGCGTAAGGCATGAGTCTGGGGCGTTGGCTTGAGTTTAAGACGGGTGGCAATCAGCGGGCGCGGGCGTAGGCGAAGGGCGATTCGGCAAAGGCGGCGTAAATATAAGTAACTCCATTTGCGTTGCCCTGAGTTTCCGCACTTCTAAACACAAAACCGTTTGATAAAATATCATAAGTGCCGTAAGTTGCCTCAGCTTGTGCGGCATTGGCGTACAAATACTGAGTAGGGACATTGTATTTATCTCGTTCGGTATCAAACACGATCCAATTGCCTCCTGCAGCACTTGCTGACTTGTGCAGAATCCATCTAGGACGGAAGCCTAAATAGATGAAGGGACCCGGATTTACGCCCGTTCCGACATAACTGCCAAAAGAAGAGTACCCGGCTACTGGGGCGAAGCAGTAGGCGACATGCGTGTGACCGCTAACCCCCAGGCCAGTGATGTACGCGGCAGTAAATGCGGAACTGGTCGGCAGTGGGATATTTGGGACACCAGAGCCGCTAATGCTGGTTTGCGCTGCTGTTAAGTTCAAATACAGCAGGTAGTTCTGAGGAATCAGGTCAGTCTGAACAACCCAATCAGATGCGCCGTCGCGCCGCTTTGTAATGACTAGCTTGGGTGCGACGTTGAGACCGTGACCTACTGTTGGCGTCTGAGATCCAGTGGTTGCGGTTCCCGTATAGGTAACAACCGAAAACCCCGCACTAGCATTAGCCCTCACCTGAGAAGTGATGCTGCCTTGTGTGTTGGATACGGTAGAAGAACCGGCGTCCCAGCACCAGGCGGCGTAGGTGGCGCTGCTGGTATTCAGTTTGGCAAGGCTGCCAAGATCAAAGCCGCCGCTATTGAAAGCAGTTAATCCAGTGGTCTGTGTCGTCTCTGCAGCAGTGTTGTTGCTGACTAAATCTTTTTGTACGCCACGCACAATGTCATACAGCGCGTGATCCGTAGCGCCAGAGCGCCCTTTAATCCACACCCAATCAGGCGAGAAGTTCAGCCCACTAATCGTCTGCGTTGAGCCATTGCCGGTGTAGAGCTTCACGTCCATGTAGTCCGAGCCTTTGGCAATCGTCGGCGTCGGCAGGTTGGCGGTGCATAAGGCTTTGAAGCCCGATGGTGCTGTATAACTAAACGCCCGAGCGCCGAAGTTGGCAACGAGCGTACTTCCACCGCTATTGCTGGAGTCAGAAACAGCAGGGAAAAACTCTCCGCTTAACGAGCTAAATGCAGTCCCTTGTGAAACGCCATTCTTATAGAAAACAAGCGTTCCAGCATCAAGGTCTAAAGCAACGCCAATAATGTCATTAGTTGTGTACGAGGCACCGTATGAGGTATAGGAATTATTGTTGCCTTTGAATTGGCTACCGCTTACATACGAATAACCACCTACATACACGCCGACGGCATTCGTGAGCGTTGCTCCTGCTTTTGAGATTCCGATTTCAGCAGCACCTGTCATTGCTGAGCCAAATACCTCCCAGTACCATTTTCCGGAAGATACGGCGATTGTTGAATAAGTTAAGCCGTAGCCAGTGGAAGGTGTTGTAACTTCAAGGTTTCCGTTGGCAAGTGATGTTGCTCCAGTGTTCAACGGATTCCAGGTGCAATAATTCCCCCTCACAGTTCCACCCGCGCCGGAATCTGTTTGACCCGCCGGACTAGAGGGGGAGTCTACGAGGCTGTCGTTCCCGCTGCCGCTTGCAACGCTGAAGTTGTTGGGCGTCCAGTTATTGCTGCCGGCGCTGTCTTTACCGAGCGTGGTGCTGGTGATGCCGGAGTTATCGCTCAGCGGCAGGCGGAAACCGTTGGTGCCGTAGCTGCCGGTGTATGCCTTGGGGTTCCACGCGCCGGTGGTGGCGTCGGTTTCGCCAAAGCTGCTGGGGGTTAGGGCTTGGCCGTCGATGAAGTGGATGTCGGCGAGGTAGCCGTTGAACTTAAAAGAAGCTGATGCCGGTTCGTGTGCTCCAATGGAGTGCTGATAAACAGCATTGACTTGACCGTCACTGTTCTGTGATGGATTGGCTAAAACTGTAAATACTGTGACCTCTAAACCATTTACATATAGACGTACCCTATTGTTAGCCGTTGCTTGAGTTGTGTCGTAAGTAACTACTAAGTGATACCAAGAGGATGGATCCCTATAAACCGCAGTAGTAGTTCTTGCGTTACCACCTGAAACAGTAGCGTCAACAATGTTTATTCTGTCACTTGAGTCGAACTCAATTACTAGGTTTTGTGGCGAGCCAGTAACCGTTGATCCAAAGATCCCTTGCCTGCTTGCTAAAGCACTCCTCTTCACCCACCCACTCCACGTCCACGTCTTCCTGTTGCCCGCCGATGATGGCGTGCGGGACAAGTAGGCACTGTCACTACTGTTGAACCGAAGGCTCCTACTGATCTGATAACCAACCGCAGCTTCAGCGGCGCTAGCCAGCAACAGGCCGTTGTTGATAACGCTCATTATCTCACATCCGCGATCAGGCGGGCAGTAATCCGAGTCGCACTCTCGCAATAATACGCCAGCACATCAACTGCATTGGCCGTGGTCGTCAAGGTCGGTGCTGTGCCACCCGGAAACTTGATGTTGTTGCCGTAAGCCAAAGTCCGCCCACCAGTGCCATCCTGCGTGATCACAATGACGCCACTCTGCCCAGCGGTGATGTTCGTGGGATTAGCAAGCGTCCTGTTACCGCCCAAGGTCACCGAGTAGTTGTTCGCTGCTGCAAAGTCCGGGGTGATCGTTGCCCCATCCGTCAGTGCGGTGATGCTGCCACGCTGGGCAACGGTGAAACTTTGATTGATATTGATGCCAGCCACCGTCATCGTGGCATCAGGCAGCGTAATGGTCCGGTCTGCCGTAGGGTTCACCACCGCCAGCGTGGTCTCGTTGGCGTCGGCGGTGCTGCCCTCGAATGTCAGGCTGCCAGCGGTGCCGATCTCAAGGTTGCCGGTAACCGTGCCACCCGCCAAGGCAAGGTAGGTGCTGGCTGCAGTGGCGCTAGTCAGCAGGCCAAGGTTGGCAGCGGTAACGTCACCGACTGTGATCCAGGCATCGTTGGCGGAATTACGCAGCTTCAGGAGTGCCGGATTGACACCCGTATCAATCCACCACTGATACGCATAGGTCGTGGTCGGTGCCGTTGAACCTGAGTTTTGACTGACGGTCGCAGCCAAGATCGTGTTCAACTCAGCGCGGAAGTTCGCCCCGCTCTGGTTGGCTAAAACGTAATCAGTTGCCTGAGCCATTAGGTGATCTGCCTGCCGTGACCAACGGCTTGGTAGTCAAAGTTTCTACTGACCATGCTACCGCCACTATTGCGGAAGGTCACCGTAAAGCCAGTCCGGCTCGCATTGCTCAAAGTGAAGTAATCGCCTTGGTTCATGTCCTGTGCCGTGATGCCAATGCTGGGTGTGGCGTAAAACGCTGCCGGGAATGTCACCGTATAAGCCGCTGCGCCACTGGTCAGGTTACGCTGGGTTTCGGTGCGACGCTGCAATTCCGTAATCACACCCAACTGCTGCACGGCAATGTTCTGCGCTGGGTTGTTGATGGTGGCATTAAAGCGGAACTGAAAGCCGCGACCACGGGCGATGCCATTGACAAATGGTTGCCAAGTGCTATAGGTCGGTGTGCCAGCCGGGTTATCGGTGGTGGTGCGTACTGACAGGCTGCCGTTGGTAGCGCCAAGGTCGTTGCCGTCAATATCGCTCCAGGCATCCACCAGCCCCGTGCGGTCATCCCAGCGGTTATTCGGTTCAAATGCCCGTGTCTGCAACACGCTTCGCAGGTTGATGTCGTAAGTCGCGCCAAGGTCCAGCGCGTTGTAAAACACGTAGTCCGCAGCAGATACCGTGGCTCCGTAAAAGTCAATATCCGCCAAGGCATCCCAGTCGGGGATGGTATCAATTAAGCCAGTAGAAATGGCAATTAAACCAGCCTCATCCGCGTTGTAGACCATCGTTGTGGTCGTACCTCTAAATGGCGGGGAGGTGGTGTCCTCTCGATAGGACTGCACCAACAAGGCATCCTGTGGGGCGGGCAGTGAGACCACCACCGAGGCGACGCCCGTGGATTCGTTGTTGCTGGAGTCAACAGCGCGGATGAAGTAAGTGCCAGCCAGTAGCGGCACAATCTTGCGCGTAGCACTACCGGGCGATGCCGGCACAATGTCGTTTGAGTTGCCCCAGACCGCATTGGCACCTGTTTGCGTGGTATGACGAATCCGGATTTGACCGCCGATACGCACGTCAAGATCAACGGCTTGCGGCCAGCTCAATTCGGCGCTTTGTGCATCGATTGGTGTGATAAAAAGATCGGGGATGGTGGCAGGTGGCGCCGTGCGTCCTAAAGCGTTGTATTGAGCGGTGGCGATACCGGAGCGAGTGAAGCCGGCACTTTCAGCCTGTAACTCAAAACGGTACAACCCGACAGCACTGTTTAGCACCTCAAAATCAGGTGATTGCGTGGCAACGGTTGTCCAGTTACCGTCACCGAGCTTGTAGCGCAAGATGTAACGAGCAACGCCGGTTTGGGCACGCCAACTAATGATTAGTTTAGCTAATACTTGACCGCTGGATTCATAAAGCACTTCCGAGGCGCTGAGTTGTGCCGGAGTAGCTGGTGCAACGTTCAGGTCACTGATGTCCGTAGCTGTCAGCGGAATGTCGCGCTCTACATAGTCGTATTTACTGAAGTCGTATTTGATGCCAGTGATGGCATAGGTAATGCCGTCTGATTCTTCTTGAACAGTAAGAACGCGGAATGGTTGACCAGACAGCGTGGGGATGGTAATCATCCACGGGCTGCCGGCATAAGGCTGTGAAAGCAGGTCTGTTGGCAGTGTCACCAAGTTGCCGTTGATTGTGGCGCCATTAATCACCTGCACCGTTTGATCCTGCAGCACCACTTGGAAAGTGAACGTGCTTGGCACCGTGTCGGTGAACATCGTGCTGGCTTGGCGATCAATCGTGATCTGCCGTGCGCCGCTGACGCTGACCACACGACCACCGCGCACAAAGCCCGCACGCACGGGATCCATCACCTTGATGACTTCACCGGGGCGGACGTATTGACCAGGTGCAATGCCCGTCTTAAAACTCACCACTTCGGTCGTATTGTTCTCTTCGTACAGGATCCACTCACCAACACGGCGAGCTTGGCCTTTGCTGGTGCAGGCAAAAGCATCAACCTCCTTTTTGTTGATGCCAAACTTGGCAATGGCAGTGGCATCCTCAACTACTTCATAGGTATAAGTGCGGGCAGTCATGTCGAAATATTTAACGGCAACCACCGTGCTACGAGTCTTCAGACTGCTGCCGCTATAGGTAAAGCCTTCCTCGGTGACATTTGACTGGTTAAAGATATAAGTAGCATCTGTCGGGCGATCCTGAGCAACTGTCAGTGATCCCGCGCTCCAGAACGGCATGGCACGAAATACCGAGCACATGTCATTGATCAGCTTGAAAACTTCCTCCTGCGTTTGTATGCAGACGTTGCATGAAAAACGGGGTTCAGTGCCACCAAAGCCGTTGGGCACTAGGGCTGAGGAGTATTGGCTGGCAGCAAAGAACGCATACTTGTCTAACTGCGATGCCGAAACATAAGCACCTGTTCCGTATCGACTATTGGTAAGCAAATCCCAAAGGATCCAGGCTGGGTCTGTCGTCCACTTTGCAACTTGAAAGTTGCCACTCCAGATACCGGCATAGGTCAGGCGACCGTTAGTGCTATCGACAGTGGCATTGTCGGGGATGCGTACTTTGATGCCACGTACGCGGTACATCCGCTCGGGAATGCTGCTGAACTGTTCAGCGTTAAAGCGGAAACCAACAAGTGCACTGTTGGGATAACGCAGTTTTTCATAGATCCGTTCTGTGTAACTCGTCCAGAACAAACTATTTTGCACTGGATCACCACTGGAATCGTTTGCGTTATCGCTGGTGTCACGGATAACTCGAATCGAAACCGGCGGAGGTGCTGTGAAGTTGAGGATATAACTACGGGTGTAAAGGTCAGCGGTACGACCGACGATTGAATCTGTCCTTACAGTTGTAAAAGGACCACCACCGTAAGAAAACTGGATTCGGAAATCAATTCGCGTACCAACAACATCACCATTGCGGCGAAAGATTTGCAGCGCAGGCGTTGACAGTGTGATGCGAACGCCATCAACGTTGACATCCGTAACCGTGCGCGTAATCGGGATTGCATTGGTGACCTGGGTTGATACGTTGACTTCTTCTTGTGTTGCAGTGCTGAATAGCATCTGCGTTTGATTTTGCGTGCCGTAACGATTGAAAACTTCAAAGTCGCGGAAGTTAAGATCTGCTTCCTGGTATGCATTGGCGGGGTTGGCGCCTTCGCGTGCAATCGGAGTGTTGTTTAGGAATATGTCTTTTAACAATGCGCGATTGTATTGAGCCGAGTCACGTGCATAGGCACGAGCAGATGGAAAGCCTTCAATTTCGCCTTCACTGATTAGGTCTAAAACCAGTGCGTGCTGTTTTGACTGGAGACTATCAGGATCAACGCTGGCAGTCCGCGCTCCACCGCCATTGCCGCCTTTACCACCGCCGCCGCCACCGCCGCTACCAGCACCGATCACATAGTCAGTCATTGGCTTATCCAATTTGATCGCTGGTAATACCAGCAGAGATCACGAGACTGCCCACCAGCATTTCGCCATAAACGATTGGTACAGGAACACCACTCCGGGATACATTCTGAATACCGGAAAAACTGAAGGACTTGCGAGGATCATCAGGACTATTACTCCCAACCGATGCCTGCGATGTG